CTGGGGGATATTTCCGAGACGATCAACAGCATCTTCAACACGCTTCTTGACGCGGGGCACTATGCCAGCTTGGGCGGCGGCTTCATCGGGGCTGAACTGCGCATGAAGGGCGGGGCGCAACGCTTCCGCCCTGGCGAGTGGAAGATGGCCAACGGATATGGCGACGATATCCGCAGCGCGATTGTTCCGATCACGTTTCCGGGGCCGGATGCGACCTTGTTTCAAATGCTGGGCATGTTGATCGAGGCGGGCCGCGAGATTGCATCGGTCAAGGACGTGATCACCGGGGACGCGCCGCGCCAGCAAACCGCCACCACAACGCTTGCAATGATTGAGCAAGGGATGATGGTCTTCACGGCGGCTTACAAGCGCATTTTCCGCTCGCTCAAGGCTGAGTATCGGATGCTGGCGCGGATCAATGCCGCTACCCTGTCGCGTGAGGAATACAACGCTTTCATTGACGATCAACAAGACCACGATCCGGCGCAGGACTTCGGGGCGTCAGACATGGACGTTGAGCCTGTTGCCGATCCTCGCACCGTCACGAAGATGCAGTCCATGGCAAAGGGGCAGCTTGTCATGCAGTTGGCGGATCAAGGGCTGGTGGACAAGGGAGAGGCCCTCAAGCGGGTGGCAGAGGCGGCCAGCATTGCGGATGTAGAGGCCCTGATGCCCAAGCCTGACCCGATGCAACAGCAGATGATGCAGATGCAGGCGGCGGTTGCGGAGACGCAGTTGATGCAGGCGCGGGCCGATGTTGAGTTGACGCTGGCCAAGATAGAGGGCGAGCGGGCCGGTGCCATGAAGGATATGGCTGCGGCGCAGGCGCAGGTTTTCGGCGCCAGGATGGATGATATGAGGATGATGTTGGAGGATAGACGTGCGCGACTTGATCAGCTTCTCAAGGGACTTGGCGGAGTGGCGGGAAAGCCCGGTAACGATGGAGTTGCGGGCGGCAATGGCCAAGGTTTTGGCCCGCCGCAAGCGGGCGCTGGTGTCGTCCTTCCTTTCGGGCCGGGAGGTATCGGAGGCGGATCGTCGGGCGCTGCGTTTGGTTGAAGAGTGGGTCGCCGACTTTTTCGAGTCGTCGGCGGAAGACGTTCAAGAGGCGATGAAGGATGATGCAGATGAGTGACCACGGGATTTTGCCGCAGTATTACAACGTGCTTGTGCTGCCGCGCGAGGTCGAAGCGAAGACTAAGGGCGGGTTGTATCTGCCCGACGACACGAAGGATCGCGAGCAATTCGCGCAGACCGAAGGAACGCTTGTGGCAGTTTCGCCAATGGCGTTCCGGTTTGGAGACTGGCCCCCGGATCGCGAAGGCGAAAAGCCCCGCGTGGGCGACAGGGTATTTTTCAGCCGATATCTTGCGACCAAAATTCGTGGCGCCGATGGCCGGGAATACTGGCTGATGAAAGATGAAAGCATTGCAGGAGTGATGAAAGATGAGTGACGACATTGAACAGCCCGGCGATGTGCCGGAGGACGTTGCGCCGCCAGAACCTGCGGCCCCGTCATGGTCTGACGATGACGCCAGCGAGGCCCGGGCGTTTGGGTGGAAGCCCTCGTCTGAGTGGCAAGGCGAGAAGCCTAGCGGATACATCGAAAGCCCGGTTGAATACATGGACCGGGTGAAGCGGTCCAAGACGTTTTCCGCGCTGACGGAGCGGATTGAAAAGCAGGCGCGCGAGGCTGAGGAAACGGCCAAGCGGCTGAACGCGGTGAACGAATTCGCATTGAAGGCGCAGCGTGAAGCCTATGAGCGCCGGATTGCAGAGATTGAGGCTGCCAAGCGCCGGGCCGCCGAGGCTGGCGATGTTGCCAGTTATGACAAGCTTGCGGCAGCGCAAGCAACGATTGTCCGAGAACCTGTCGCCCCGGTTGTGGCCCCGCCACCGTCTGCGCATGTTGACGAATACCGGCGCGCAAACGCATGGACGGAAAATCCGCTGATTTGGCGCGAGGCTGTTGACGCGGTGGATTTTGCGCTGAAAAGCGGCAAGCATTTTCAGTCTGAGGCGGATCAAATCAAATATGCGGAAACTGTGATTTTGCAGAAGTATCCGCACTTGGCACCGAAGGCGCCTGATCCTGTGTCCGCGCGTCCGTCGCGGCCTGCTGCGGTCGAGGCTGGTGGGCTGGCGTCTGCATCGCGCAACAGCGGTTTTTCGTCGCTGCCGTCAGAGGCGCGAGCGGCTTTTGCACGGTTCGCGCGTGAAGGCATTTTTACCGACGATGAAAAAGGCCGAGCGGCCTACATGGAGGCCTACAATGGCTGATACTCGCACTTCCCGCACTGACGATCACAAGCCGCGCCGCCGTCGCGTGGCGAATGCCAGCGATATCGGATTGCGGCTTGGAATTAGCCCGTCAATTCTTGATGTGGCCAATTATGAATACCGCTGGATAAATGACGACGAAAGGTCTAGACTGCACGCCAAGACCCAAGAAGATGATTGGGATGTGGTTCGGAATGACGGCAGCGTAAAAGAAGACAGCGCTGATATCGGCAACGCCATTTCCCGTATTGTCGGCACGAAAAAGACAGGTGAGCCAATGCGCGCCTATCTGTGCCGCAAGCCGAAGATGTATTTCGATGATGATCAGAAGGCCAAAAAAGCCGAACTAGACCGGCAATTGGCCGACCTGCGCCGGGGCAAGTCTGCCTCTGGTGATTCGCAATCGGACTATATCCCGACCTCCGGCATTCGGATTGGCTGACGGGTAGTCCTTATCGAAGGGCATGCCACCATGGCAAACATTGACGCCTCCTTCGGGCTTCGCCCGATCAAGCGCCGCAATGGCGCGTCGTATCACGTCGCGCCAACCCCCTACTACATTCCCGCCGCATATGGCACCGCGCTTTATCTCGGTGACCCTGTGGTCAAAACGGGAGAATCGAACACGGCGGAAGTTGTCGTTCCCGGTTCTGGCAAGTTCGCGCCCGGCATGTTGCCCGTTGTTGCAAAGGCAACGGCTGGCGATGGCAATGCGCTTACCGGCGTTATCGTCGGTTTTGCGGCAATGCCGAATGACCTTACCAAGATTTACAACCCGGCGTCCACCGCCCGCGTTGCCTTGGTTGCCGACGATCCCGACCTGATCTTCCAAATTCAGGCGGATGGCGCCATTGCGGCGGCGCAGGTTGGCCTGAATGCGAACCTGATCTTCACAAACTCGGGCAGCACGGTTACCGGCCGGTCGGGCGTGGAATTGGACACGTCTTCGGACGCCCCGGACACCGATGCGTCAAACCAGCTTACGATCCTGCGCGTTGCGGACATCGAAGGCAGGAACGAACTCGGCACGGCCTGGACTGTGGTCGAGGTTCGGATCAACCAGCATACCGAGGCGCTCGGCGCCATCGGAATTTGAGGAGTGTGAGACATGGCGATCATCACTACCGGCTCGCACCCGAAAGCCCTCTGGCCCGGCGTGAAGGCTTTCTTCGGCAAGACCTACAACGAAAAGGATTTGGTGGCCCTTAAGGTCTTCGATTCCGCAACTTCGAACAAGGCTTACGAGGAATACGTGGAAGAAACCGGCTTCGGCCTCGCCCCGCGCAAGCCGGAAGCGACCGGGATCAGCTACGACACCGATGCGCAAGGCTACATTGCTCGGTTTACCAACGTGACCTATGGCCTCGGCGCCAAGGTTTCGCAGGAAGCCATTGAGGACAACCAATACGAGAATGTCGCGCGTTCAAAGGCCAAGAAACTGGCCCGCTCGCTGCGCCAGACGAAAGAGGTTGTTCACGCAAACGTTCTGAACCGGGCGTTTGACGGCAACTATACTGGCGGCGACGGCGTTTCGCTGATCTCGGCTTCGCACCCGACGATTGACGGGCTGCAATCCAACACGCTGACTGCGCAAGCGGATTTCTCTGAGGCATCCCTTGAGGACATGCTGACGAATATCCGTCTGGCGAAAGACAGCCGTGGCCTGCGCATTCAGTTGCGCGGCGTGAAGCTGGTTGTCCCGCCGCAACTGTTGTTCGATGCGCACCGCGTGGTGTCTTCGACCAACCAGAGCGGCACGGCCAACAATGACACCAACGCGGTGAAAGACCTTGGTCTTCTGCCGGGCGGTGTGGTTGTCTGGGATTACCTGACTGATACCGACGCTTGGTTCGTGCGCACTGACGCCGACGATAGCCTGATGAGCCTGCAACGCCGGGCCTACACGCTGGATCAGGACAACGACTTCGACACCAAGAATGCCTGCATGAGCGCGACGGAGCGGTATGCTTGCGGCTGGGCCGACTGGCGCGGCATCTTCGGCACCTCGGGTTCGTGACAACTACTCGGGGCGGCTTCGGTCGCCCCGTTCTTCTTCTGACGGGCAACAGCCCGACAACGCCAAGACAGGAGCAATGACATGGCGCGGACTACCTTCAAAAACGACATGCGCGTGACCGGCGCACTTACGGTTGACGGGGTCGTGACGGCAACGGGCGGCGTGACTGCCCCGGTCGGCGCGGCGACTGCAACCGGTGGCGCGGCAACGCTGAATAAGCTGCGGGGCAAGATCACTTCGGAAAGCCTCACCACGGCGCAGAATGCCATCTATACCCTGACCATCACCAACAGCGCCATTGCGGCGGCTGATCTGGCGATGGCGAGTGTGGCGAACGGCACCAACACCCAAGGCACCCCGATGATCGGCAAGGTGACGCCCGGCGCGTCTTCGCTGGTGATTGAGGTCATCAACAAGCACGCCACGGCGCAGGCGTTCAACGGGACGATTGTGATCAGCTTTGCCGCGACCAAGGCAGCCTGATCATGGCGGATATTGCGTTCACCAAGCCCGATAAGGGGCCATTCTATCAGGTCTACAAATGGGCCAGCATCGGTAACTCCGATGCTGCGCTGCCCGTCAAGATTGATCGGGCGGCGTATGCGGTCATGGTGCAGGTTGATGGCACCTTCGGCGGGACGTCTGTTGCTATCCATGGTTCGCTTGACGGCGTGACCTATGGGGCGCTGGCATCGCACGCCAACACCGCTCTTGCCGTGACTTCGGCGGGGATGGCATCGGTGCGTGACCCGGTGCTTTACATTAAGCCGGTTTTGACGGGCGGGTCGGGCAGTTCGGTCAATGTGCTGATCATGGTGCGGGAGCAGGTATGAGCCATTGGGCACCCGGGCAATGGAAGGTTGTCTGTGACCGATGCGGGGCGCGGCTGAAATCCAGCGCCCTGCGCCGGGAATGGACGGGCCTTATGGTTTGTTCCGGCTGCTTTGAAAATCGCCATTCGCAAGAGTTTGTGCGAGGAAAGGCGGATAACATGGCGCCGCCTTGGGCGCGACCTGCCAGTGATGGGCCGGACGTGACTGTTGAGACGGGAACCCCTGTAACGCCGGATGATCTGTAATGGCAACAACTTCAACAGAAACTGCACGATCTATCGTATCGGACGCGCTGCGTAAAATCGGCGTTGTGGCGATGGACGAGGACATGACAGCGGATCAATCCGCACATGGGCTGCGCGCGCTAAACCGCATGGTGAAAAGCTGGCAAAACAAGGGATATTCGGTTTTTGCGAAAGCATCGCAGGTTGTCACTCTGACGACTGCGGCAAGCTACACGCTGACCCCAGTGCGGCCATTGGAAATCCTATCTTGCCGGTTTCGGCAGAACGGCATCGACCGCCCCATGCTGCAATTCACGCGCGACGAATACGACAGCCTTCCGCTCAAGACCAGCACGGGCACGCCGACAACGTTCTATTACGACCGGCAACGCGAGGCCGCACGGCTATATGTCTGGCCCGTCATGGCTGCGGTAAACGGCGAGACGCTGCAAATCACCTACACGCGTGAGTTTGAGGACATGGCACTTACTGACGCTCTGGATGTGCCAACGGAATGGTATGATGCAACGGTATACGGGCTTGGCGCGCGGCTGGCTGATGATTTCTCGGT